ACTAGATGTTGAAAACTTAATCAGAAATGACTTAGCACAATCTATGGCTATTGCTATTGATGATGGTGCTTTAGAAGGATCAGGAAGTTCAGGTAATCCAACAGGTATTACTAATACTTCAGGCATTAACTCAGTATCACTTTCAAGTGCTGCTGCACCCACATTCGCTGAGATGGTGAGTATGGAAACTTCTGTAAGAGTTGATAATGCTTTAATGGGCGATTTAGCTTATATAGTGCATCCAACTAACTATGGAACATTAAAAACTACTGAAAAAGCAACCAATACAGCACAATTTGTAGCTGTTAATGATGAAATCAATGGCTATAAAGTTGTTGTTTCACCACAATTAACTGCAAACAATTATGTATTTGGTAACTTTGATGACTTACTAATTGGAATGTTTGGTGGATTAGACATTGTTGTTGATCCATATAGCAATTCAACTTCAGGTACAGTTAGAGTAGTGGCTTTACAATCTATTGATACTGCTGTTAGACACGCAGTTTCATTTTGTGCTGCTAGTTAATGGTACTTAGTACAAATAACATGGGTGGATTAATTTCCACCCATCTTACAAAAGGTGAAAAAATGAAATATTTAATTTTACAAGATACAGTAGCTAACAAAGAAAAAGTAAAAGCAGGTGATATAGTAGAGCTTTCTTATGATGAAGGTAGATCACTTGTTGGTTATGGTAAAGCTGAAGAATACAAAGGCAAACCAAAAAAAGAAACTAATAGAAGTGTTGGTTTAAAAAAATCAGAAACAAAGGTCAAAAAAAGAAGTAAGTAAAAATGGCTATTGAGAGTGCTAGAGATTTTACTTCTTTCCTTGATGCTACAACAGGGCATGGAGTTACTGGCACTTATTTTGAAACAGGAAAGCTATTCGATGCCTTTCCTTTAATTGATACTTTAGGACTTATAGACGATGGTTCTTCAGTATTGATAAATCTAATTATAGATCAACCTTATGTAAGTATTGAGGGAGAATCTATATCAGTCGAGGGTTTTCAACCTACTGCAATATTAAAAGCTACAGATGCACCTGATATTACACAAGGAGATAAATTAGTTGTTAATGCTATAACAACAAACAAAGGCAATACTCTTACGC